TCAAGTTTTGTTTTAGGTGCGGTCCCCATTAATTCTGATTTACCAATATCTATTCCTTCAGTATCTAATGGATTTATTATTGATAATACCGTTGATTTAGGAGAAAATGTTTATTGGTTAACCAAATATAAAGGATATTTTTATTCTAGCGGGGAGGTTATAAGATATGACGCTGTTCAATTTAACATAACAGGAATTGGTAATATCTGGATATCAAACAATCAGGAGTATCAGGAATATATGGGATCGCTTCCGTTTAATGGAAAAATATATCCAACAGGATTAATTAGAATTTTAGCAAACCCCTACTACGAAACAATTGATGGCGACACAAAAATAAAAAATGGTCCAGTTTTTGAACATGGAAGAGGACAGTTTGGAACATTGGTTGCCAGCCATACAGCAGGCATATCAAACAATTGGACAGAAGACACATACCTTCGTGGTTGCAATATGAAGTCTAATTATTTATTTACAACTAGTCCAGAAATTGAATACCCTATAGATCTTACAGTTGGTGCTGCTGGAGTTAATAATACGCTGGCTAAAAAATGTTCAAGAACTGGCATAATTAAAAACTTTATGACAAGCAATTACTTAACCGAAACAGAATTAAATAGTTTGCAATCAACTCAAACTGGAACAATTCAATCATCGGCATTAGTAATGTCTGGCCCATCTTTTAGTTCTACAGATACTCCAGTTGATTTTATATCTTATGTATATAAACCGTTAGATAGTTCTTACAAACATTTTGGAACTAGAATGAGAATTGTTGGTAGCGTAAATACAAGCGAAGATAGACTTCAGACTCCAATCGGAAGCACAACATATTACCAAGTGCCAACAACACAACCAAACCAAAGTACAAACATTGGTGGTGGTTCTGGTGGCTTAGGAATTATGATTAACCCAGAAACAAACAATGGATATTATTTTGAGATAATTGCGTTATCAGAAAAAAATATTGAATCATACTTAAAGATTAAGTCTGATGGTTCATCTGAAAATAATATTTCAAATATCGTTTTTTATAAAATTAAAAAAGACAGTGCTGGCAATGCTATTCCAATAAAACTTTGGTCAGGACTAACTAATATTTTAGTAGATGATGGTAAATTTACTGGTCAATACAGAATGTCTGGAGAAGAAAACCCGACAGTTTATGATTTAGCAGTAGAGTATTCTAATGTTGGAACAACAAGAAAATTTTATTTATATATTAATAACAAACTAATTGGCATAGTTGATGACACAGATCCACTTCCGGTGTATAACAATGTTTCTCTTTTTGTTAGAGGATCATCAAAATGTATGTTTGAAAATATTTATGCTTTAAACGAAAACTATTCTCAAAACACAGTTTTTAATGTTGCTGACTCTATATCTTCTGTGTTTGGAGCAAATGAAATTAATGCAAACTCAGCATTAAGAAAATATGCAATGAGTGGGGTTGTTCAATCTACATATTTAGAGGGTATATCTAGTTTGCAGCCACCAAAATACAACATGTATTATGATGAGTTTGGTTCTATTTTTAGAGAAGTTGCATACTTTAATGTTAAATATGATAAAGCCTATCCAGCGCTATATGCAAAAATATCTCCAACACCAAACACAACAAAGGGATATGTTGTTTCTGGATTTCAGGCAGACTCTTACGGAGCAGAATTTTTAGTATTTAATGCAACAGATTCTGCACTTAATTTAGATGAAACTGGCGGAAACTATTTAAAAATTCAAGGAATAACATTTACACAAGATACTACATATACCGTATCCGTAGATGATTATTTTAATAAAAAATCAAATTTTGCTGAATTGGATAATTTAGATAATAATACAATTAGATCTAATCTGGTAAGCATTCAAGATTACAACTATATAAAACAAAGTAGATTAAATCATGGTATTAGTAGTTTTACTTTAGAGACTCCATATATTCAAACATTGTCCGATGCTGAAAATATTTTAGGATGGATTGTTAAAAAATCAATGAAACCTAAAAAACTTGTCGGAGCACAAATATTTTCTTTACCAATACTTCAATTAGGGGATCTTGTACAAATTGACTATAATAAAGATGGAGTAGATTTAATCTGCAGTCCAGCCAAACAGTTTGTTATTTATAACATGGACTATCAGAGAAATTCAAACGGACCAAGCATGACAGTATATTTGGCGGAGGTGTAAAATGCCAGGAGAAAATTCAGGTCATGGCAAAACCATTGATTCAGAAACTAGAAGAGAAAACAATCGTGCTCAGATTGCTAGGGATTTGGCTTACCAAAATTCAATGGATTCAGAAACCAGAAGAGAAAATAACCGTGCTCAAGTTGCTAAAGATTTAGCGGGTTGGAGACAAGAAGAACAAAAGCAAAAAGAAACCCCCAAGTCACAAACTATAAATAAAGAGCGGGTTACTTATAGAGAAGGAGAAAGAGAAGATCCACCTAAGAAAGTTCCAGAACCAATATTTAATCCTATTCCATTTTCAGGATCTCCTGAAGTTATTTTTACGCCAACTGTTGCAGCAATTCCAGTAACACTGCCACCCCCTCCTCCACCGCCAGCCACTACTTATAAAGTAAAAGTTGCCACCCCAGAAATAATTTTATTTGATGATGAAACTTTGCCTATAGAAACATTAACAGATATCTTATTTGAAGATATAGGCGGTCAAGAACTCTTATCTATGTCTAGGCATGACATAGTCAGTGGCAACTATATTCCAAACCAATTAATTAAAAATCTTACATCCTTAAATCAGGAATTTTCTTCAAAACGTTTGCTAAGCCTTCAAAATACCTCAGACAAATATTTTTCTAATTTTGGTATTAAATTAGAGAATAAGATACCATTTGTTGGTAACGGTCTAAACGGAGAAAATATATACCTAGATGAATCTCAAAATGTTATTATTGAGTTAGTTAATTTAGATATAGATGAGCAGGTAGAAGTTCAATTAAGCATAGGTGGTACAATGTATACTATAATGCTTGGAGTAGTGGAATCATGATAACTAATACTGGGAAGTATATTATTGCAAAGTACTTGCTTGGTCAAACCCCAGCCTATGCCTCTTATATGGCCCTGGGATGCGGTGCTAAGCCTTTAGACACATCCGATACACCTTTGGACTACTCCGCAAAACAAAATTTAGATTTTGAAATGTTTCGTATACCAATAAGTTCTAGGGGGTATATTGTAGAAGACGGTCAATCAAAACTAGTACTAACCGCAGAACTGCCAACGGAAGAAAGATATGAAATTTCTGAAGTGGCTATATATTCTGCTGGATCAAACCCGTACGCTGCATCATATGACAGTCGAACTATTTTAACATTTACTCAGGGAGAAAATTGGCAACATATATCCCCAAGTGCTACTACGGATATTTTAAGAATTACTCAGCCATTAGACGGATCATTGTCAGATAATATTATTGAAACTACGTCAAAAGTTTTCGAAACCAATGCAGACAATAAAATATTTTACAATACAAACAGAGCAGCACGATATGAGCGCTGCCGATATTATAACAATATTATTGCCTTGCGTGGAGATTCCTCTACAATGACAACTTCTGGCGAACATTTAGTTGTAGCAACAGGTCCAGAATATATTAGGGCAACTGGAATCTCTTTAGATTTTTCTAAAAATGCTCCATCAGATGAACTAAGATTTGCTTTTTCTGTAATTAATAAAGATGGAGATTCTTTATCTGTTCCAGATACAGTAAAAATTATTGTTGAGTTTACTAGCAGTATTGATGCAACTAAATTTTCTAGATTTGAAACAACTTTAGCAAATGGTACTGGCTTTGGACAACATGATTTTTCAACCAATAGATATTGTGTTGTAACAAAAGAAAGACAAGAACTTTATACCACATCAAATTTTACATGGACATCTGCCGATACTATTAACATTTATGCTTCAGTTGTAGATGGTGGAACTGCGTCAGATGATTTTTATGTTGTTTTAGATGCACTAAGATTTGAAAATTTAAACACGCCTAACCCACTTTATGGAATGGTTGGATACTCGGTAGTTCAAAATGATACTGCTTCAGCAATTATTAAATCTCCAAATACAAGCAATTATGTAGAATTTAAATTTGCTATTGGTGTCGGATAATGGCAGACGCTGGAATTAAAAGAACTATAATAAAATCATCAGATCTTCCCCCAACACTAGGAGACAATCAAACCCTAACTTACACATTAAGATATCGTATATTGTCAGAAGATAAGAATAGGTTTTCGCACTGGTCTCCAATAAAAGAAATAACAATAAATAATACATTTGATGAAACTGGCTTTGATCCAAATAATTTAGCAACTACAAATATTCCATATAGCATTAACGTTGATAGTCAAGCAAATATAGTTAACATTTCATGGACAATGCCTGCATTATTAATTGTAAACCCAACAGAAGAAGAAAAAATATTACAGGAAAAGCAGGCTGCAATTACAGAGTTTGATGTTTATGTTCAATGGAAAACAGGTGAAGTTGTAAGTAATTGGATTTGGGTTGGAAAATCTACAAGCACTAATTATTCTCTTTCTTACCCACATGGGTCAGGGGCGCCAGATCAGATAAAGATTAGAATACAAAAGGTGACCATAGTAAAGGGACCATTTGATGCAGCAACATATCTAATTAGTGACTTAGAAAACATAAACTGATATAATAATAAAAGGAGAAAAATGTCAAAGATACCATTACCAGAAAGAGGGCAACCTTTAGATGTAACGTATATCTATCAGTTAGCCGAGGCAATAAATGATGTTGCAACAGAGGTTTCTTCAACCACCTCTAATTATGCAACTGTAGATACTACGGGGTCCGATAAAGCAAATGTAAAAACTTCAGAACTAAGAGTTGTTGCTGGCAGAGTTGAAATTTTTAATAATACAACTGTAACGCCAACAACAGAAAAAGATTTCTTTTATAATTTTACTACAAACTTTAAATATGCACCAATTGTTACTGCAACTCCAGTTAACGTAGGCAACACTCCAGCGGGTAAAAATGTGTCTGTAATTTTAAAAAACATTACGACCTCTCGTGTGGAGGGTAGCGTTAAATTTGGAGCCTCTGGAGATTTATCTGTATGGGTAAATCTTATTATTGTAGGCATTCCAAATTAATGATTAAATGCTTAAAATGTAAATCAAGAATGTTTATTGATAGGCAATACACTAATCCTGAACATCTTGAAACATTTTGTTTAAAATGTGGCAACAGAAAGTTTTATAATCCACCATCAACGTCAAGCGAGGGGCTATGGCTACTGCAAAAGGAAAAATTGAGGGCCAAGAGTACAATCAGTCATCTGTAATAAAAGGTAGTGGGGCTGTTTGGTTTTTAAATAAAGACTTAGTAAGAGTTCACCACTATAACAGATCAGATGGTACTGTTGCTATTTATAATATTGTAAAAAATAAACTTGAACTTTGTTTTATTTTAGATTTTAAAAAAAATAGAGAAAGGGCATATACTATAGCAGAAACTGCTAAACTTGTCAATAGACATAGAAAGTACATGCCAAGTTTAATAAAACGAGGAGTCATTCCCGTCCCACTTGGTTGTTCTGAAAATGGAAAACGTGGATATCAGATAAGAGCATATTATTCTGAATCGCAAGTAAAAGAGATACGTGATATACTTGCAAGTATACATATTGGCCAACCTAGAAAGGATGGATTAATTACAAACAATATGACGCCAACCAAACAAGAATTGACAAGAAAGATGGGCGATGGTATACTTACATATACAAAAACTGAAGATGGAAGATTTATTCCTGTTTGGAATGAATCAATAAAATAATTTCCCTGGGAGGGACAATGAATAACGAAGAAACAAAAGTAAACGTTACGCTAGGTTATACATTAAATCTTGGTAATTTTCAATCACTAAGATTAGATCTTGGCATTACTGATAGTCGACGTGAAGGCGAAAACATTAATGATGCTTTTGAAAGAGTTTATAAGTTTGTTGAAGATAAACTTACCGAAAAAATTAACGAAGCCAAAGTAGAAATAGACGAATAGTGGCTGAACGCAAAGACCGAATGGCTTTGCTAAGTAGATATAGTAAACTACATACTATAAAGTACGAAGAAAAGCCATCGTTGAACTTAAATGTTGAACAGTGGGCTTCTGATGCGCTAATAGAGTCTTATGGGATAGGAAAATGTTATGACCTACTTGATTACTACTTTAGCGTTTCCTTGTCCCCTTCTTGGAGTTACTTTGCTTATAATGCAGAAAAAATATTTCAGACAAGACTAAATAAAATTAAAGATGATGAAGAGCGTGCAGAGCGTAGGAAAAAAGGAAAGGAATGGCTAAGTGAATAACACAGAGTCTAAACTTATAACGGCGCTACTTAAAGATAAACAAATGCATGTTCTTTTGCAGGCTAATGTTGAAAATCTTTTAAAAACACATACTGACCTTTGGTTG